ACTTACAGACGGACAGGAATAAGATCATAGTAGAACAAGGTGGGACACGATCTGGAAAGACGTATAACATTTTGTTGTGGATCATATTTGCCTATTGTCAAAAGAACGAAGGTAAAATGATTACAATAGTACGTAAATCATTCCCTGCCGTTAGGGGTACTGTAATGCGTGACTTTTTTCAGATCCTTCGTGATCATAATATGTATACTGAAGATGTACACGCAAAGACCAGTAGTGAATATAAGATCGGCACAAACACTGTTGAGTTCATATCACTTGATCAGCCACAAAAGATCAGAGGTAGGAAGCGTGATCTTCTATTTGTTAATGAAGCAAATGAATTAAATTTCGAGGACTGGCAACAGTTGATCTTCAGAACAGGAGAACAGATCATAGTTGACTACAATCCGTCGGACGAGTTTCACTGGATATATGACAAAGTACTAACAAGAAACGACTGCTCGTTTTATAAAACCACGTACAAAGACAATCCGTTCTTGCCACAGCCAATAGTCGAGGAAATAGAACGTCTAAAAGAAACTGACGAAAACTACTGGCGTATATATGGTTTAGGAGAACGAGGTCAGAGTAGAAGTTTAGTGTTTTCATTTAGTACAGTCCCAAACATACCAGAAACTGCAAAGTTAATTAGCTATGGCTTAGATTTTGGTTTTAGTAATGATCCAACAGCTATGGTAGCAACGTATATGCAAGATCAAAACATATATGTGAATGAATTAATATACCGTACTGGTATGACAAACCAAGATATAGCACACGAGTTTGACAGGTTAAAACTTGATCGACGTGATGAAGTATACGCAGATAGTGCCGAGCCAAAAAGTATCGAGGAAATACATCGAATGGGGTGGAATGTAAAACCTACAAGTAAAGGTGCAATCAATCAAGGGATCGATATGTTACGTAGATACAAACTTCATATAACAGAAAGTAGTAGTAATGTGATCAAGGAGATGCGAAACTACAAGTATATTGAAGATAAAAACGGAGACCTAACCAACAAGCCAATAGATAAATTCAATCACGCCTGTGACGCCCTGCGTTACTCTGTTATCAACAAACTAAGCAGACCGAACTATGGTAAGTACGCTATTCGGTAAATGTTAAATTTTTACAACTTTGTAAAACATATCAAAAAAATAGTTAAGTTTGATATATAAACAAATTAAACAATGACAAAAGATATTTTTGACGTATTCGGTTATCACAAAGATTACTGGGTAAACAGCAAATTTGTCGGATCAATTCGACTAGAAACTCCAGATCGTGAACGTATGGGGTATGGTGGTAGAATTTCACACCAATTAGAAACTTCAGTAAAACTTGACAACGGCAAAACATTACCTGCAGGGGTACAAGTAACACACGAATGTATACCTCTGTGTGGTAAAATGAAAGGCAGTACACTAAAGGAACGCATAGATGTATTGCAAGATTTTTATAATCGTGTTCCATATAAACGCTAAAAACAGAAAAAATGAGTGAATACACGCAAATTAAAGACCTTTGGGAATTTACTAGAGATAATCTAGATGTAGATCCAGATAAAGGCGACATACGTGATCTAATTGATCTTATGTCTGAAGAAAATGATCTGTACTGGGAATGTGACGGACAAGAGTATCGTATTATCCATATGGACGAAATAGACGATATAGCAGAAGAAGAAATAAAAGAAATAGTACAGGACTGCTACCTTAATGGTGTAGATATGGATAAGTTATGGTGGATCGAGATCGACTGGAAGCAAACAGCAGACAACTGCATATCAGCAGACGGCTACGGACATCATTTCTCTAGTTATGACGGCAGTGAAGAAGAATGGGACAACTGGTATTTTTTCAGAATTTAGTTAAAATTAGTTTACAGATTTGTAAAATTAAATTATTATGCCTAAGTTTAGGGTATAAACATTAAAAATAAGATTATGCAATTTGAAAAGTACAAGCAAAATTTAAGATTAGACGGAGACAAAGTATACAGCTACAACACTCACGTAGCTACTATCAAACCTCACGAAGTACATCAGTTAGGGTACTGGTCACAAACGACGCAGAAACATATTAACTACGTAGCCAAAGAATTAAACCGAAAATTGATCAAGTAATGAGAAAAGCACGAACACAGTTAGACGATCTGCGAGACCAACTTAAAGATTGCGAAGGTAATATCAAGTATTGTGAATACAAAGGTATACAAGGTAGCAAGATGCATACGTATCTAATTAACAAGCGCCACGAAATAGTTAGCACTATAAACAACATACGATGAAACAAGAAACGCAGTATGAAATAGATCACAGAAAAGTGATGAAGGTTAACGACGGCTTAATGACTAGAGCCACGTGGAATTTACTAGTAAGCATAAGAGACGTTAAACTATGGAAGGCAGGACTTCGCCCACATAGGGGGTGGAAAATATCACACGTAAAACAATACTTCGGACTAAAGGGTAGTACCGACAAAATAATACAAGGTCTGGAAGATCTTAAAGCAGAGTATGAATTTAATAAACAAAACCTAGAGTTATGATCTATACACATAAAATATTGCCAAGTGGTGTACACGTAGTGATACTGAACGATAAATCAGTACACGTTTACACTCCAAACGAGTGGCTTAAAGAACAGCACAAGTATTGGTGGAAAGAAATAGTTAGCAGGTACTTTACGTAAGGTAGAAACTTGACAAAGTTGACACGTATAAAAAAAGAAACAATGAATGAAGCATTTATTTTAAAAACAATATCGTTACACACATCAGCAGACGTAGTGCATATAGAAAGCATAGGTTATGATCAAGACGAGAAGATGATCATTGAGTGGGACGCACGTAGTTTGCTAGAGGACATACCTTCGTTATATCGAATGGCACAACAGGCGATAAAACAAGGCGAGGAATACGAACTGAAGAAGTACGTAGATTTCAAAAGACAATTAGCAGACGACTGGAAAGGAAAACGAGGAAGGAAGAAATGATAAGTAGTTTGTTATAAAGGTTGTACGCCAACAGTGAGTCACAGTTTAGTACAGCCATAAAGGGGGTAGCAGAAATGTTACCCTTTTTTTTTGATCTAAATAATTGTCGTAAATATTTTGTTATATGTATATACAAGTGATTTAAGATGCGAATAGAAATTAATATACCTAGTACCCTATCGGAAATAACTTTACAGCAATACAAACGTTATTTAAAGATTATCGAAAATAATGCAGAAGGAGAGAACGCTGAAAGGTTTATCCAATTAAAGATGTTAGAGATTTTTTGTAACATACCATACAGCACAGGTATGCAATTACGTATCAAGGATATTAATAAAGCCACTGATCACATAGCTAGTTTGTTAAATGCGAAACAAGATCTTGTACAGGAATTTGTTATAGGAGACACAACGTTTGGCTTTATACCAAAGTTAGACGATATGACTTTCGGAGAGTATATAGATCTTGACAATTCGTTAAGTGACTGGAATAATATGCATAAGGCAATGGCTGTATTGTATCGTCCCATTACAAAGCGAATAGGGAAGTTTTACAACGTCGAAGCATATAGGGGAGACAATTATCACGAAGCAATGGAGTTGACGCCCTTAAACGCTGTTTTTTCTTCAATAGTTTTTTTTTATCGTTTAGGGAACGACTTGTCACAACTTATGACGAATTATTTACAGGAGGATCAGCAGATGTCACAGGAATTACAGCAGGGTTTGCAAAAAAGTGGGGTTGGTATCAATCAGTTTATGCACTCGCTAAAGGAGATATTGGAAGATTTGAAGATATCACAAGTATGAGTATGCACACCTGTCTTTTAGCACTATGCTTTGAAAAAGAAAAGTCAGAAGTAGAGAGTAGAAACATAAAATCAAAATTCAAGAAATGACAAACGGAAGTAGAGCATTTTATACGGCAACAGATAAAATAAAAACGTACCTGCAAGGAGTGGACTCTGTAAACACTGTTACGTATGGAGACATAAGGGAAGTAGATCTAACTAAGCAAACAATTTTTCCGTTAGCACACGTTATGGTAGATAATGTACAGCTACAATCTGGAACAATGACTTTCACGATCACAGTACTGGCTATGGATATAGTACACGTAAATAAAGATCCAAACATAAAAGATCTAAGAGTACCAGTTGGTAGTATTATAGAAGATCTAGACGGAGTGAACAATACGTATATGGGTATTGATAATGAACAGGACGTATTAAACACGATGTTA